CTGCCGGTGCCGCAAGCCCGTCGTGCCGCGCCCTTGGCTGCCTCACGACGGCTGGGAACCCGATCACTACCCGGTGCCGAGGTGGCGCGGCGGCGTCGCCACCTGGCCAGCGCACAGCCCCGAGTGCAACCAGCGAGAGGGCGGCAAGGACGGCGCACGGATCACCAACGCGCGCAGGGCAGAACGCCGCGAGGTACGCCCTGCCAGCGTCAAGCCCGGCTTGCCTGTCGCCGCGTCCGAACGAGCACGCGGCATCCGAGGAGTGTGAACCATGACCAGTCATGCCCAAGAGGGTCTTTTTGAGGCGACGGAGCAGCCCACGCATAGCCGTCCGCTTCCAATCTCTCTCTACCTCCCCCCGGACGAGACTCGGACGGCCCGGCCCACGATCCTGTCGCCGATCCCCGCCGGCACCGACATCGCCGAAGCGGAGCTCGGTTCGCAGTGGCTCAAACTCGACCTGACCCCGCAGGGCCACGAGATCGCAGGCGTCCTCAACGCCCTGGACGACGACGGGCACCCGCTGTACCCGACCGCCGCCGTCGAGATCGCCCGCCGCTCGGCCAAGACGACCTCGATCCTCGAGGTCCTCCTCGGCCGCTGCCTGAACCGGCCCGGCTACAAGGTGATCAACACCGCCCAGGACGGCCTCCGGGCACGCAACAAGCTCCGCGAGGTCATGCGCGCACTGAAGCATGCGCACTTCGAGGCCAAGGGGCTCGGCCAGCTGTTCTGGTCCAACGGGCTGGAGCGCATCGACTTCGCCAACGGCTCCAGCTGGATCGCCCTGCCGCCCGACCCCAGCGCGTTCCGATCCGACGCCGCGGACGCCGTCCTCATCGACGAGGCCGGTGAGCTGTCTCCAGAGAAGGCGGACGGCCTGCTCGCTGGCGTCCTGCCGCTGATGGACACCCGGCCGGACGGCCAGGTCATCATCGCCGGCACGCCGAACCCCGACCAGCGCGCCGGCCTGCTGTGGTCGACGCTCGAGGATCTCCGCGGCGGCGTGGCCGGCGTGGGCGGCGTCGTGTACGAGGCGTCCGACCTCGAGAGCTTCGCCGACCTGTCTGACCCCGACCACCCGGTCTATGACGTGGAGCTGCTCGAGCGCGTCCACCCCGGGATCTCGTGCGGGCTGACCACCGCCGCCAAGGTGCTGTCCCGGATCGGCCCCATGGGCCTGGCGAAGTGGTGCGCCGAGTACCTGTGCCAGTGGCCCCGCAACGCCGGCGCGTCCGCCCTCGACGGGCAGGCGTGGGACGACTGCAAGTCCGACACCGGCCTCCCCGCCCGGCCCGAGCGGGTCGGCCTCGCCTGGGACGTCGACCCCGACGCGTCCGCCGCCGCCCTGGTCGCCGCGTGGCGCGACGACGCCGGCCGGGCGCACTTCGAGGTCCTCGCCTGCCGGCCCGGTACCGACTGGCTGCCCCGCACCGCCCGCGAGGCCGACACCAAGCACCGCTCCGGCGGCGTCGGCCACGACCCGATCGGCCAGAACCTCGAGCTGTCCGAGACCATGACCAGGGCGCCGTACCGAGTCCGGCAGCGTCCGCTCACCATGAAGCACATGATCGGCGCGGCCGCCCGGATCGAGAAGGAGATCCGCCGGCGCAACGTCGTCCACTACGACCAGCTCGACCTCACCGACGCCGTCAAGGGTGCCTGCTGGCGTCCAGTCGGCGTTGACGGCCGGCTGTTCGCACGCAAGGCCTCCGCCACCTCCGTGGCGTGCCTGGTCGCCGCCAGTGAGGCGCTGTGGCTCTACGACACCACCACCCCGCAACAGACCGGACGCCGGGTCCGCTCCAGCGTCCAGCTCGAGGCCCGTCGCCGCCAGGAGGCAGCAGCATGATCCGGTTCCGTCTCGACCCCAGCTCCACCAGCGTCGTCGGCGTGTGCGGTGAGCCAGGCTGCAGCTACCGGGTGCTGGCCTCCAGCGCCGACGAGGCCCGCCAGCTGCGCGGCCGGCACGAGGAGCAGTGCCACATGATCCGCGGACGGCAACTCAAGACACGCCGACCCCGCACCGCGATTCGAACATCCTGACGAAACTGCGGAAGCTGAGAGGCGTGGGAATCCTCGATCGCGTGTTCGGCTCGCCTCGCGGCGCAGCGTTCGCCATGACCGACCACCGCATTCCGCTGAAGTCCCCGTTCAGCGAGTCCAGCCTCCACCGGATCGCGCTGGCCGAGCTGTCCGGCCTCCGGCCCGACGAGGTCACCCGCGAGGAAGCGCTCAAGGTGCCCGCCGTCGTCCGCGGCCGTGACCTGGTCTGCCTCACTCTGGGCCGCTACCCGTTCGCGATGTTCCGCTCCGCCGGCACCGGCAACCCCGATGACGACCAGCGCGTCCCGCTGCCGACATGGCTCCAGTCCACCTCGACCGGTCTCCCGGTCCGGGGCCGGGCAATCTGGACGCTCGACGACCTGTTCTTCGGAGCGATGAGCGTGTGGGCAACCGAACGCGACCCGCAGACCAAGGAGATCACCGACGCAGTCCGCGTGCTTCCCGAGTTCTGGAACGTCGACCCCGACAGCCTCGGCGTCCAGGTGTACGGCGAACCCGCCCAGGCCGACCAGGTCCTGATCTTCGAGGGCTACCGCCAGGGCCTGCTCACCATGTGCGACGAGAGCGTCCGCGCGTCCCGCGACCTGGCCAACGCCTGGCAGCAGCGGGTGAAGTCGCCCGTCCCCCTGGTCAAGATCACCCAGACCGATGGCAATGTCGACCTGACCGACGACGAGGTCGACGACGTCGTCCTGGACTTCGAGGCCGCCCGCCAGGCGTCCGGCACCGCGTTCGTGCCGTTCGGCTACGACGCCGAAGCCATGGGCACCGTCGCCCCCGACCTGTACGTCGAGGGACGCAACGCGGACCGGCTCGACTGGGCCAACAACATCGGCTTGCCCGCCTCCCTGCTCGAGGGCTCCCAGGCCACCGCCACCCTCACCTACAGCACCCAGGAAGGCCGGCGAAACGAGTTCGTCGACTACAGCCTCGCCGCCTGGGCGCTGCCCATCGAGGACCGGCTCAGCCAGGACGACGTCACCCCCGCAGGCTGCTACGTGCGCTTCGACCTGACGTGGCTCCTGAACACCATCCAGAACGGCACCAACCCAGGAACCGAGGACTGAACATGACCAAGCTGAACCTCTACACCACCGGCGCGCTGGCCGCGGACGTCGCCAAGCGCACCCTGACCGGCCTCCTGCTGCCCTACAACGAAGAGGGCCGCACGAACCTGGGCCGGCTCACCGTGCCCCCCGGTGTGCTCCACGCCGCCGCCGAGAGCCTGCCGTTCTACGACGGCCACAAGGGGCCGCTCGTCGGGTCGTACACCCACGAGGACAGCCCCGAAGGCATCCGGCTCGTGGCCTCGATCTTCCCCGGACCTGAGGGGGACGCCCTGCTCGCCGGCGCTAAGAAGTGCGTCTCCGTCGAGGTCGACCCGATCACGGTCCGCGCCGGCCGCGCGATCTCCGGCGTACTGACCGGTGCCGCCGCAGTCGAGGAAGGCGCGTTCCCCAGCGCCCGCCTCGCCGCCGAAGGCGACCCGGTCGTCCCCGACACCCCGCCCGCTACGCCCGACTTCCAGACCGTCTACGAAGGCGACTCGCTGCCGGCCGTCACCCTCGACGGCGGGCCCGTCGACGGCGTCTCCAAGGTCACCGTCTCCGAGAAGGCGATCGACATCACCACCACCAAGACCCCCGAGCCGGACCCGGCCACGGGCGACCAGAAAGAGGACCCCGCAATGACCGCTGCCAAGGTGCAGAACCCCGCCCTGGTGGCGAGCAAGGACAAGTCGGCCGACATGAACAAGCTGTTCGCCACCCTCGTCGACGCATTCAAGGGCGGTGAGGCATTCGCGACCCCCCACAAGCTGATGGCGGCGCTGTCCGACGTCATCCCGGCCAACACCGCTGCGGCCGACCAGCCCGCCTACGTCGGCCAGCTCTGGCAGGGCAACGACTACGAGCGGCGCTACCTGCCGCTGTTCAAGCACGGCGACATCACCGCCCAGACTACCCGCGGCTGGCGGTTCAAGGACGGCAAGGCCCCCGTGGTCGACCTCTACACGGGCAACAAGAACGACATCGCGTCCGGCCAGATCGACACCGAGAGCGTCGACGGCGTCCTCCAGCGCATCGCCGGTGGCCACGACATCGACCGCATCTACCGCGACTTCAGCAACACCGAGTTCTGGGAGGCCTACTTCAAGGCGATGTCGAACAGCTACGCCAAGGTCTCCGACCGCTACGTCCGCGACGTCGTCAAGGCTATCCCCACCGCAGCGAACGGTGGCCGCGTGCACCTGCTCAACGCGGCCATGCCGGCTGGCGTCCCCAAGGCGCTGGCCATGATCACCAAGGGCGCGCTGAAGCTGCTCAACACCGAGGACCTCGAGGTCATGCCGACCTTCGCCCTGGTCACCGCCTCCTACTGGGAGGAGCTGATGTACGTCCCGCAGGAACAGGTCCTCGCCTACCTCCAGACAACGCTCAGCCTGTCCTCCGGCGAGGTGTCCGGCTTCAAGCTCGTGCCGGTCCCCGACGGGGCGCTCACCGTCGGCGCCTGGGTCGGCCAGGTCATGGTCGGCCACGCCAACGCCGTCACGGTGAATGAGCTGCCTGGCACCCCGATCCGCGTCGAGGCCGAGGCCATCGCCAAGGGCGGCGTCGACGAGGCCCTGTTTGGCTACGTCCAGACCCTCACCGAGAACGCCAAGGCCCTGGCCGTCTACGACGCCCCCACCGCCGCCTGAGCCATGAGCGATCCCACGTACGAGCCGGAGGGCGTCTGGATCAGCGGTCCAGACGACCCCCGGCTCGTCGTGCTCTGGGCCGCCGCCGCGGACTATGAGGACGACGACCTCGCCTTCCCGCTCAACGTCGCCCGCATCCAGTGCGAACGCTTCGCCCCCGCCCTTCCCGAGGGCACACCCGTTCCCGACAACTACGTCGCCGGCCAGATCCTCCAGGCCCGCGCCCTGGTCCGTGAGGGCGTCGTCGGGTCCGGTGACCAGGTCGGCGGCCTCGACGCCGCGGTCACCCTGTTCCCGATGGACTGGAATGTGAAGCTCCTCCTGCGGCCCCGTAAGGGCCGGCCCTACTTCGGCGGCGGAAAGCGCCGGCCATGAGCGCCCGCAAAGCCCTGCGGGACGCGCTCAGCGCCGCGCTGGAGGGTTGGCAGCTCGTCTCCGACCCTCGCAGCCTCGACAGCGTGCGCAAGCCCGGAGCGGTCGTCCTGGGCACGAACAAGCGGACCCGGGTACCGGCGCTCGGCCTGGGCTGGTTCACCGAGGAACTCACGCTGTGGGTCCTCACCGCCACTACCAAGCCCGAGCTGATCGAGGACGACCTGGACGGCCTGCTGCTCCAGGTCCTCGAGGTCCTCGAGCCGCTCGAGTGGGCCAGCTGGGACACCGCCGACCGCATGGTCCTGGCCGACGCCTACGACGGCTACAAGCTGACCGTCACCACCAACGTCCAGCTCACGGACGACACCAACCCTGAGGAGCCCTGACATGGCAACGATCCCCCACCCGATCACCACCCCGCTGGCGTTCAAGACCACCACGGTCAACGCCCAGGTTGTCGGCGCCACCGACACCGACAACCTGACCCCGCAGGTCGGCGAGCTGCGGTTCACCCCGGCCACCCAGACCGGCAGCTGGACCGGCGTGTCCGGCAACGTCGTCTCCGACCAGTCCGCACCGGTCTGGACCGTCACCATCGGCATGATCCAGGACATTGCCGCCTCCGGCATGCTCCGCTGGCTCCTGTCCAACAAGGGTAAGAAGGCCACTTTCACCGCCCTGCTCGTGACCGGCGTCACCGCCACGTTCACCGCCACGATCAGCCCGGCAGAGATCGGCGGCGCCCCGTCCGGGACACCGCTCACGTCCACCGTCACCCTCGCGATGGACGGCGATCCCGCCTTCACCTGATCGATCCGGCGGGCGTCAAGCCTCGCTTGACGCCCGCCAGCACCCCAGGAGCACCCGTGATCAAGCTGTCAGCCCACGACGCGCCCGCCGAGCTGCGGGCCATCGCGCTGGCACTGCGCGCCGCCACCAAGGACGTCCGCACCAACGCCAACCAGCGCATGCGGGCCACTATGAACCCGGCCTGGCAGTCCGAGGCCACCCACCACCTGACCGGCTCCAGCCGGCTGGAGAGCCGTCTGCTCATCGCCGGCGTCCGGATCAACGCCGGCAACCCGCCCGTCCTGGTCGCCGCCAACTCCAGGAAGCGTGTCGGCCGCGGAGACCTCACCCCGACCGATGACTGGCAGATCGTCGAGTTCGGCAGTCACGGCACCAAGCGCTCCGAGATGAAGTCCCGGAAGGGCACCAAGTACACCCGCCGCACCACCACCGGCCTGCCCCGGTTCACCAAGGGCGGCCGCGTGCTGTATCCGGCCGCTGCGAGCATCCTGCCCCGCATCGCCGCCTGGTACGCCCAGTCCGTAATCCGGGCCTACATGGACGCCCTCGACGGCGGAAAGCGAGGCTGACATGCCGTTCAAGTGGTCACTCCTCACCGACGTCTCCTCCGCCATCAAGGGCACCGCCGACGTCGAGCAGGGCATCGGCAAGATGGCCGACAGCCTCGACCAGCTCGGCTCCGAGACCGCCGCAACCGCCGACGCCGCCGCCGACAAGCTCTCCAGCGAGTTCAAGACCGCGTTCGACCAGGTCCAGGCCGGCGCCCGCGGCGCCGGCGACAAGGTCGGCGACGACATCCACCGCGGCGCCCGGCGCGCCGAGGAAGGCCTCGACGAGCTCAAGGACTCCGGACGCCAGAACGCGATCGAGGTGGCCGCCTCGTTCGATGGCTCGGCCCAGTCGATCGCGGACGGCTTCCAGGGCCTCGCCGCGGAGATGTTCGCCGGCTTCGGCCCCGCTGGTGTGGCTGCCGGTGTGGCCGCCGCGGCCGGGATGGGGCTGATCTCCAAGAGCTTGGAGGACGCCGAGGAGGCCGCGGAGACCGCCAAGGAGAACATCGAGGATCTGCGCGGCCAGCTCGAGGGCGTCGGCAACGACGTGTCCAAGCTCGACGCCCAGGGCAACTTCCTGACCTGGTCGAAGCAGACCACCGAGGGCCGCACCAACCTCGAGTGGATGAACCAGGCCGTCCGCCAGCTGGGCATCTCCGCCGACGTCCTCGGGGCCGCCTGGCAGGGCAACGGCGACGCGATCGCCCAGGTCAGTGCCGCGCTCGCCGGCCGCATGGCCGACCTCAACGAGCAGTCCACCGCCAGTGCCGCATCCAGCGGCGTCGTGGACGAGGCCTTGCAGGCCCAACAGCGCGAACTCACCAAGACCGCCGACGTGTTGAAGTCCTACGGCATCAACGTGCAGACCGCCGCCGACCAGAACAAGGACGCCCAGACGTTCCTGGCCGGCATGACCACCGCGACCAACGACCAGGCGACCGCCACCAAGGGTCTGGTCGACGCCCAGCAGGCCGCGCAGGATGCCGCCCAGCAGTACGCCGACGCCCTGACCGACAACCTGTCCGTGGCCGATGAGGGCCTGGACCGGTTTGTCCACAAGGGCAAGTTGAACCTGAAGGAGTGGGCCAAGGAACTCCGCGAACGGCGGGCCGAGAACGCCACCATCAAGGACTTCACCGTCGACGTGGACCCGAAGCTCTCCGACAAGGCGCTGGCCAACTTCAAGGCGCTGCCGGTGGAGACACAACGCCAGATCGCCGAGGCCTACGAGGGCGGCAGCAATAAGGATAAGAAGAGGATCCGGGCCAACCTCGAGGCCGAGGCCAAGGTCTCCAAGGTCACCGTCGACACCTCCGGCGCGAAGGTCGACCCGATCACCGTCAACACCACGATCGACACCACCGTGACCGCCCAGCAGGCCGCGAAGGCCGCCGACGCCGCCCAGACCGAGGCCAACAAGTCCGGCAACGCCGTGACGATCAAGACCCGGATCGACCGTGACGACCTCCAGCGTCAGGTGAACCGGGCCGCCGCGAGCATCACCCCGCCGACGATCACTGTGAAGACCCGCGTACAGAAAGAGGTCCCGTGATGATGTTGAGTCGGACCCTCACGAACGCTGCCCCGGCACCCGCCCCTGAGACCGCGAAGTGGGGCTGTGGGTTCGGCACTGGCGGTGCGGGCACTTCCAGCATCGCCACGTCGGACGGCCGGTTCTGGAGCGGGACGTCGTGGTGGATGACGTGGACGACCAAGCCCACCGACAATGCTGCCCTCTACGTGTCCCCGACGTGGGGCTCCTATCTGGTGCCGCTCACCAAGGGCGTCCCGGTGTGGGTCTCGATTCAGTACGCCACCAACTGGGCGGGCTCATTTGATCCCTACTTCACGGTCGACGTGGCGGGCGTCTGGTCTGACCGCACCGTCACCGACCGGGGAGACGGCAGCTTCTTCCTTCGCCAGAAGTTCACCCCCTCGGCCAGCGGGCGGGCCTGGCTCGCGTTCACGAACGGCACCCCGCCGACCAACCTGGCCAGTCTCGGGACCGGCAGCTTCGCTGTCATCCCGTCCGAGGATGCCCCCGCGTACCTGTGGTTCTCGGGGTCGGCCACTCCTGATCCCACTCTGGTCGCGTCGTGGGCCGGTGCGGTCAACGGCTCCGCGTCGGTGCTGTCCGACCTGCTCTCTGGTGTGTGGGTCGGTGACGGCACCACCACCGTGGGTGCGGTCGAGATCGTCGCCGCCACCCTCACCCGGCCCTTGCGCCGAGAGGTGATCGAGATCCGCAACTCCGCCGATGTGCTCATCAACGCCGGCACCCCCGGACGGCTCGCAGGACAGATCACCTACCTGTGCGCCAGCCTCTCCCGCGCCCTGGCGCTGGACGCCCTCTACCGGGGCACCGCCACCCTCACCCTGACCACCGGAGGCGAGATCGACGGCCTCCGCCACCGGGCCGTCGACACCCCCAGCATGACCGCCGAGAAGGCCGTCTCGGGCTCTCCGTCGCGCTGGCTGTTCACAGTGCCGATCCGGGAAGTGGCGGCATGACCGACGCACCGTCCGCGCTCGACCCCACACCGTGGCCCGCCGCCGACTACACGACGGCATTCGCGCCCTTCGTGCGCACCACCTACACCGCCACCTATGGCGGCACCACGATCCCGCTGTGGGCCGTGCAGCTCACGATCTCGGAGACCAGCTCGCCCACAGCCACGCTGGAGGCAGACACCACCGCCGCCGCCGCCGACGCGATGGCCGTCCGAGGCCCCATCGTCGCCGACTCCCTGACCACGCAGGCGCTCGCCATCCTGACCGGCTACGACGACCACGCACAGGCCCGCATCTTCCACGGCATCGTGACCGAGGTCGAGTCACGCTCGGACGGCACCGCCCACATCAAGGCCGCCTCGTGGGAGTCCGTCCACGACGTGCTCCCGTCCCCGTCCGGCACGCTGCCGTGGACCGTGCCGTCCACGGCCACCACCATGGACCAAGCCGTCCTCGGCCTCACCGGAGCCGACTGGTCCCCGATCTACTCCCCGCGCGTCTACACCCTCGGGGCGCTCACCGCCCCGGCCTCCTACACCCCGTTCCGGCAGCAGACCCTCGACGCCACCGATACCCTGCTCGACTTCCTGCTCGCGTGCGCCAACAGCCTCGGCCAGTGGCTCCGAGGCGACCAGCGCGGCAGATCATCGGCCAACGCCTTCGTGGGATACCCCCGCAACTCCCCCTCCGACCTGCTGCTGTCGGACCGGTGGTCGGGCGGCACCGCCATCGACCTCACCCCGATCACCGCGACCTGGACGCGCAGGCGCAGCGTGGACGACTTCGCAGACGGCCTGCTCATCACCGCCCGGTACAAGTCCGGCGGCAGCGAGGTCACCAAGACCGCCACCTACCGCCGCACCCCCGGCACGATCTGGGCACCCCTGATCCGGCCTATCGACATCAACTACCGGCCCGGCTCCGCATTTGTCTCCGGCTCCGACCGCGTCGCCCAGACATGGGCCGCAGCCTACGCCGCCCGCACCTGGAAACTCACCGCCACCTGCCGCGCAGTGTGGTGGCTGGAGCCCGGCCTCCGCGCCACCATCGCAGGCACCACCGGCACCATCGAAGCCATCCGCTTCCAGATCGACGACGGCACCATGACCATCGACCTCCGACCCACCGTGAACTGGACACCCTGACCCCCGGGCACCATCTGCCCTACCAACCCCCTACTGATGTGTGAAAGGACCTCCATGGCTAAGTCGCAGAACGGCTGGCCCGTCGTCAAGACCGGCTTGACGAGCCTCCCCCAGGTGACCGGCAAGGTACTCACCGGCCCCGTCTGGGTGATCATGTACTGGCTGTGCGAGTACTTCAGTCGCACCGTCGAGCCGATCACCAAGACCTGGTCATGGGGCTGGTCGCACCGAAAGATCGCCGGCTCGGCCAAGTGGTCCAACCACGCCTCGGGCACCGCGATCGACCTGAACGCGCCGCGGCATCCGTCCGGCAAAGTTGGCA